AGGCCCAGCATCGCTGAGAGAACACGATCCCCCGCTTGACGCCTGAGCTGTGGCAGCTTGCGCTCATCAACTCCAGTCAAGAGCTTGAACCAAAGCCTCACACCCGCGTTGGGGAGCCTCGCCTCAAAGCGGTTGCCCTCAGCGAAGCTCTCCAACCGCTCTCCTTCAAGCGCGCGAACCGGCAGATCATTGAGGTTCAGTTCCCACTCGATACGAGCACGGCACGCGGCGTCTTGGCAGCCCACGCTGAAGGCGTACTCAGCCCCATAAGTGAGCGCTCGGATCTGAAGCAGGACGTAGAAGCGGTCGCCCTGAAGCACCAGATCCCAGTCAATCTTCTCCTCGAAGTCATAAGGTCCAGGCTCTAGAGTTTCCTCCCAACAGGCAGCCAGGAGCTGATCGATCTGCCCTCCGCGCTTAGCGAGCTTGCGGTCAGCGAGGATGCGCTCCTCACGCACCTTCATTCCACGAATGCGGCCCTGGAGCCCAGATGGGCAGGTGATGATCTCGGTCATGGCTCTCTCCAACGGTTGACGAACACGCGGCACACTTTTGCCTTCAACCTGAATAGAGCTGGAGAGGGGGCTGAGTGGGACGCTGTGGGTGAGGGAAAGTGATGTTTACTGAATCAACTCAAAGAAGTCATAAGCCAGGGTCACCGACTCAATGACGTTCTCATCGCTCTCATTATCCCAGTCTCCCGCGACGAACTTCACCGGCCAAGCGCCAGAGAGGGACCAGCGACGCAGCGTCGTCCCATCTCGATCCTGCTGAACGATGTCCAGGTTGCGCTTGTAGCCGACGCCGTTCAGGCCCAAGCCGCTTGAGGTGATCGCCACATCTTGGAACCAGTCGAAGAGGTCTCGATCTTGAGTCGCGCCGCGCTCAAGCGTCACATCAGCGAAGCTCAAGCGGCCAGGGCTCTTGTTGGGGATCAGCGAGCCGCCCTCAAAGTACTGCACGTTGGCGACCTCGACAGAGAGCTCAGAGCACTTCTGGAAGCCAGCGTGGGCGATGTCATCTCCCTCAATGACGAATGAGAACTTCTTATGGAAGCTGCGTGGGTTGCCAATGATGGCCATGATGATCCTCCTCAGCCTGCGGCCAGCTCGGCCTCAAGGGCGCGAGTGTCAGCGCTGAGCATCACGATGATGAACTCAGCGGGCTTGTGGGGCGCGAGGCCCACGCGGGCGATCAGCTTGCCCGCGAAGATGTTGGTCGGGGTGTTGAGGGCTTCAGAGACATCGACGAAGAAGGCCTTGCTCGGCTCGCGGCTTCGGAAGGCGCCGTTGTTCATCTGAGTGAGCAGGAAGCTGACGGTGGTGCGCCGCACCTGGGCGCGCAGGCCCTCGGTGTTGTTCTTATGGCGGGCGAACTGGAGCCCTTGCTTGAGCGAGCGCTCGATGAAGCTGACGCCTCGACGCTCAGCGATGTAGGGGAAGTTGCCGTCGCCCTTGAGGGTGCGTGAGCCGTCGATAAAGCGGGGGAGCCCAGGGCTTGTGGTCAGCGGGTTGATGCGCTTGGGATAGATGAGATCTCGCTTGCGCTCCTCCAAGACCTCCTTGGTCTCAAAGCCGAGGACGCCAAACATCCGCCCCTTGTCGACGCCCGCCGGGGGCTCATAGACGCCGCCAGGGCGCGCCGCGTCGGTGCGGGCAAAGACGCCTGCGATGATCCCAGAGGGGGGCACTGTGACGTGCGAGGTGGAGCCGAAGGTGGCCTTGGATGGGTTGAGGATCTCGAGCCTGGGCCAGTAGATGGCGGCGTGCTCTGAGAGGCCAGAGAGGGCGGCGGTTTGGGTCACATACTCGATCATCTGAGGCGCGTTGAGCCCCGAGGGCGGATCGAGGATGGCGAAGAGGGAGCCACCGCGGACGCCCTCACAGTAGCTGACCATGGCGTTATGAACCGCTGAGCTGGCGCGGCCTGGGATGATGAGGATGGAGATCTCTTGGACAGTGTCCAGGGCTCGCATCCCGGTCTTGGAGATGTCGGAGCCGATGAAGTCGTTGTCATCTAGATCGGTGAGGCCATCATCGCCGCCCGCGAGCTGAAGGAGCTGTGGGATGGGCAGCGCGTCCATCTCAAGATCGATGAGTTGGATGAGGGCTGACCCCTGGCTCGGGTTATTGATGATCGAGGGTGCATAGCGAGGCGCATCTGTGAGCATGGAGAGGTTGTTGAAGACCTCGCGGTAGACCCCATCCTCGATGACGGCAAGATCAAAGCCCTGTGGATCGCCGTCCGTGGCGGCGCTCACCGCCAACTGGATCTGGTTGGCGTAGGCGCCAGGATCCTTGCCCTCGACGCGCAGGGTGTTGAGGAAGCCCCCTTCGGCGCCTGTGTGAAAATCCGTGTCAAAGCCAAGCAGGGTGCTGAGCGATGAGGAGAGATCCACGTTCAGGTTCGCCACAGGGCCGACGGCGACGGTCTTGAGCGTGATCGAGTTATCAGGCTCAACGGTGACGGTGATTCGAGGGGCGAAGGCGACGGTGAAGATGGCGACCAGCTCATCTCGCGTCACCGCCGAGGTGAGGGCGACGTTGCCCCCTCCTGTTTTCAGCTCAACCGGGAAGATGAGCTTGCTGTTGGCCCCACCCTCTAAGACCTGGATGGATGCCTGTGTGCCCGCCTCATCGGTGTGGATCTCAACCTGCCCGGCTTGCAGATGCACATGGACGCCGCGCAGCTGCTCATTCATACGAGCGGTGATCTGCTCTGCGCTCTGATCGCCATCTTGGAAGAACACGGACTGCTCTTGACCATTGATGTTGAGGATGAGGACCTCTCCTCCTGCGAAGCCAGACGGGAAGATGCCAGTGTTGGAGAGAGAAGCAGATGTGGCGGTGACGTTGGCCTCCATCGGCGGCTCCAGGCCCTCTTGGAGCATGAGCGTGCCGCCGTCGGGGAGAGCGATGGTGTCGATGGGATCGCTCTTGACGGCGGCAGGAGTCGGCTCTTGAGAGCTGCCGAGGAGATCTCCAACCGCTCTGAGCGCGGTCGCGCTGTTGGCGTCGCTGATGTCGCCATAGTGGACTGTGCGGACGACCCAGAGCTGAGCGCCGCCGTTCTCAAAGAAGCCCACGGCGGCGAGGGCGAGGTCAGAGCTTGGGGTGAAGCCGCCAAAGTGGCGCTCAAACTCCTCAAAGGAGCTGACGAGGAGAGGCTCTCCGATGGGACCGCGCTCGGCGACGCCGACAGCTGCGGCGATGGATGTGGGCGTTGAGGGGATGCCACGAACACGGGGCTCCTCTTCAACGATGATGACCTTGGACGATTGTGGGCTCATTGATGAGGCTCCTGGTTTAGATCGGATGTGATGGGTTCAAGCTCTGTGGTCTGAATCGCCTTGCCGAGTTCTCTGGGGAGCCCCTCATCAACATCGAAGCCACGGATGATGAGGCCGACGCTGAAGACGCGCACGTCGCCGCGCCCGCGCAGGTTGCTGCGAAAGTCTCCCTCAGGCTCCATCTCCCAGCGCACGCTGCCGAGGTCTGGCGAGCCGCTGTCGCGTGGCAGCTCCAACCACTTGTTGGCGTTGAAGAAGCTGGCGACGACGGCCATAAGGTTGAACAGCTCTGCGGTGCGCTCAGAGGCGAGGGTGAGCGTGAAGCGCAGATCGACGGTGTAGCTGGGTCGGCGACGCAGCAGCTCAGGACCGGCTAGACCAGGGACGACCTCTTCATGTGAGATGTTGGTGGCGTAGAAGCGGTCGGGGATGAGCGTGGGGCCTGAGAGGATCAAGGAGGGCAGAGAGGCCATCGCGATGACGTGCAGCTCATCATCGGGCGCGTCGTCATAGTCCATCGAGACGGTGAGCGAGGTGTTCTGAAGGATCTGCGCCTTGAGCACCTGCAGCAGCCGCCTGATGACGCGCGTGAGGTTGGACTCTTTGATGATACGAGGGCGCTGAAAGCGATAGGCATTCGCGAGGGTGATCAGCTCACCGAGGATGGGCGCACCAGCTATATCAAGGTTCTGGAGGACCACATCAACCAGCTCTTCGCTGTGCTCAGGTGAGCGTAGATCAGCGACGCTGAGCCCCGCCTCTTCGCGCACACCAAGGAGCAAGGCGGGCGCATCTCCAAGGCTGACGCTGATCTGCTTGGAGAAGCCTTCACCGATGATGCGGATGAGATCACCACCGCTGGTGGGGCCAATGGAGGGGGTGATGCTGTGGATGATGGGGATCGCCACCTCAGCCACCCATCCCGCTGAGCTTGGCGACTCGGTTGAGGAAGCGGACTCGGACTCCACGCTTAAACTTATCGAAGGCAGGGCGCAGGAAGGGGCGCGCAGGGGTCTGGACGACGATGACGCCCTTGCCGCTGCCGCCTCTGGGGGTCTTACCCGCTTCACGTAGCAGCACAAAGAGGAAGCGCCGCATCGCAGGGGTCATGGGGATCACGGTAGGCGCTGAGCCGAACTCTTGGATCTCAGCGATGTTGACCATCGACTCGCCGTCCCTGCTGCGGGCCTTGCGCGAGACGCCGATGAAGGCCTTGTTGCCCTTGATGATCACGGTGATTGAGTTGCGCAGATCACCTCGAACGAGGAGGGCCTTAGAGCCCCCGAAGCCCTTGAGGCGCCGCGCGGCGAGGGTCAGCTCTGAAGGTGGCTTGATGGCCCGACCGCCGGGGGCTTGCTTGGTGAGGCCCTGGACGATCTCTCCGCGCAGCGCATGGGCCTCTTGGCGCAAGGCGATGTCGATGGCGCCCTTGAGGCGCGCAGGGCCTGATGTGAGCAGCGCCCGCGCCTTAGCCCAGTCGCCTGTCTTACGAGCGCCGCTCATGGGTGATGCTTCAACTCGGGGGCGTACTCTTCAAGCCAAGCGATGGCGATCTTGGAGGCGGACGTGATGATGCCCCCAGCTCGGATCGTACGAGCCGCCGCGATCAGGGTCTTATGAGTGACCTCAACATCAGCGGGGCGGCAGCCATAGTCGAGGAGCCGGCTGGCGAGCCTCTTGGGGCTCAGGATCTTGCCTGTGCGCCAGAAGTGAAGCTCCAGGTTGCAGGTGTAGGCTTCAGCTTCATAGGCGGCGCGGGCTGCTTTGCTGGCCAGATAGCGGCTGAAGAAGCGAAGCATCCCTTCGCGCTTGAGCTGCTCAACGTGCTGGTGCTCATGCACGCAGGTGACGAGCTGACTCCAGAGGCTGTGCCCTCGCCTGGACTCACCGACGCTGTAGGGGGTGTAGATGCGCTTACCGATGGTCGTGGTGAAGCTTTCAAGGAAGGCCTCCTCATCAAGCACGCCGATGCGCTTGAGGAACCAGGCGACGAGGCGCATCTCCAGGGCATCGGCCTTGTCGATGATGCGCGTGCCGTAGCGTCGGCTCATATAGTTCCAGAGCCCTCGAACGTTCTCAGAGTTGGGGCTGCTCATCGTTCATCTCCACATTTGGGTGAGCAGGCGTGAGAGGCAGGACCCAGCTCATCAGCAGGGACCGCGCAGCAGGTCCAAGGTGTGTCGTCATCGCTCTGGATGCCATCGCAGGACTGGATCTCAACCCAACGCTCATTGGCGTCACAGATCTCAACAGACTGATGCTGACATCTGGTCTGATCGGGCGAGCAGAGCGGCCCACAAGCGGGGAGCGAGAGGCAGAGGAGGAGCATCTTCATCATTGAACTCTCATGGGTGAGAGCTGCTGAGCCTTGAAGGTCACGAGCAGCAGATTGCGTTGGGGTCGGCCTCGTCCCAGGCCAAAGCCACGTGGCTGCGCCTGGTCTATGTAGAGCCCTGGGGGTGTTCGGATGGCTTGGATGAGCTGTCCTTGGGAGTCATAGAGCCCCGCCAGCCGATCGTTGGGGCGCAAGAGCGCGCTGCCTGTGGAGGGATCGACGAGGCTCAACCTCTTCAGATCCCGGAAGTGAAAGAGCAAGCCGAGATCTGAGCGTGGGGAGTCTCCTCCGGCTCGCATCTGGAGCTGCTCAAAGGTGTGAGGCTCAACCTGACAGGGGATCATCACAGAGGGCAGCTCTTGGCGCAGGCGGTCATCAAGCCCATCCCCATCGAGATCAAGCAGCGCGGGCTCCTTGAAGTCCTCATCGAAGCCAGGCTCAAGCGCCATCACCCGAGAGTCGAGGCGTCGAATATCCGCGAGGAAGGAGAAGATGAGCCGCCCACGCATCACACAGCCCCCATCGACTTAGGGCGCAGATAGCGCATCAACAGGGCGTCTAC